AATCAACTTGGTCGTGCCCTCGCCAACAAAATGATCAGTAGAACTTTGTCCGCGCGTAGGTGGAAAAAAACGCCACCCAAAGGGAATGGGCGGCGCAAGATCCGATCGTCCGAGGGAAATCGGCCGGACCAAAGCGCTGAGAGTTCGCTTCGATGTGAGTGTCGCACCTAAGATTCCGGTGCCGTACGGTTGGGTGGAATGGTTACAAACTATTCGACTGATGTTACCGAAGCGGCGCTGGTTGTAGGTAAAAGTAACGGTATCGCCGACTCTTTGGACAAGTTTTAGGACTTTTGACAACCGGTAGGATTTCTAAAAATCAGCGTTCGCACTGCCTATCGACGAAGTATCGAGACAATGTAATGTCGTGAGCCGCCATAGGGGCGGCTTTTTTATGGCCGCTCCGATCGTTCATCGGCGCGGCCATTTTTTATGGAGGCTGCTTTTGAACGAAAACCTCAAGTATTCCGAGCAGGGCTTCTCGCTCACGCAGGACTCCGAGACGCTCTACCTCTTTTCCTATCCGGATCCCGGCTCGCCGTTGGGAAAGGAATTGCAGCGCTGTGGCTTGTGGCAGGCGACGTTACGCGGGCAACCGATCGCGGCCAGCTTGCTCGCGTTGAACGGAGCACCGTGGACTGGGGGATGGGGGCATACAGGTCCCGAGATGCACTACGGCATGAAGTTCTCGCGCGAGCAGGCTGTGACGTGGCTGCATCACGACGTGGCGAGCGCGGAAGCGACGGTTAAGCGCCTGGTTCGTGTCGCGCTCAGTCAGGAAGAATACGACGCGCTCGTTGATCTGGTGTTCAACATCGGCAGCGGCAATTTCAACACGTCAACGCTGCTGCGCAAGCTCAACGCCGGCGACACCGAAGGCGCGATTGCCGAATTCGCGCGCTGGAACAAGGGAGGTGGCGTCGTGCTCTCGGGACTCGTTAAGCGTCGCGAAGCCGACCGCGTGCTGTTCCTGTTGGGTGCAAATTTCCAGCGGAGGGCCGCATGAAAAACGATGCCCTAGCTCGCCTCTTCTACGCGTACATGGCCGTCTATATCGCGGTGTCCGCCTTCGCCGCACCTTGCTCGGCAACCTCCGTCATGTTGGTTCGGGATGGCTTCTGGGGGTACGCCGTGACGTGCGGCACGGCAGCGCTCGCCGCGGTGATTGCGGTGGATGTCGCGATCAATGACTGGTTGCCGGACAAGTATGTATTTCATTGGGCGAAGGCTCACCGGCACTGGTTCTACGCGATCACTGCGGGCGCTTATGTGACGCCGATCTTTTCGGCGAGCGCTCATTGGACCAACGAGGTGGTCAACACGGCGCAATTTACTTTTTACATCGGCATGGCGCTCTTCGGGCTCGTTCTGGGCTATCGAGAGGCGCAAGCATGCCGGGAAGCTCAAACCAAGCGGAGGGTTGCGTGCGGCGAATGATTGTTTGGTTATGGGGATTGACGGTCCTGCTATGGGCGGCGGCTGCCTATGCGATGAGCCGGGCAGCGAGCGATGCGGTCGTGGTCGAGCTGGAGAGCATCCCGGTTGCGTCGTTAGGGCTCGCCGTGATGCTGGCCTTGATCGGCGGCACGGCGAGTACCTTCCAGCGGCTCGTGTCCAGTGATCCGCTCGTGCGATCGGTCTCGGTCGAGGTGGGCAGCGTCATCACGGCGTCGATCGTGGCGGGACTGGCCGCTTTCTTTTTTTGCATGTGGCGCGGGTGGCCGGCTCCGCTGACTGCGCTCGTGATCACGTTGTCGAGCTGGGGCGGCAAGCGCGTGCTCGACCAGGCGCTCGACGCGTGGGTCCGAAAAATCCAAGGAGAGAAGGTATGAATGAAATAACGAGTCGTCTCGCTGCCTGCGTCGCCGCGATTGCGTTTGCTGTCCTCAGTGCGTGGCTCTATATCGAGCTGCGTGAGGTGCGTGCAGAGCACGTCGAGACTGTGCAGCAGTTCGCCGATAAAACGGAGAGCAACGGCGTGCTAAAGGCACAGCTTGCCACCTCGCAATCTGACCTGGCCGCGATGACCGATGCGGCCGGCAAATCCTCTGCGTCAGTGGTGCTCTTCGCGTCGCAGGCGAGCGCGGCGCTGGCAGCCGCAAGCGAGGCGAAGGCCGAGGCCATCCAGCAATCAGCCGGCTACCAGAAACAGATCGATGTTCTTACCGAGCGAATCGATCACCCGACCATTGAACCGGAGACCTGCGATGCGGCACTCGATCGTTTGCGCAGCACTTTGTAACGTCCTTCTGCTTATTCCTGGCTGCGGCACAGCGCCGGTCGACCGGCCGATCTCGGCTGTCACGCACACGCGGGTTGTCGAGACGCAGGTTGTTGTGTCCGTGCCATGCATCGATGCGGTGCCGACGTCACCCGCGTTTCTGTCGGACGCGGATCTGCTGGCCGGGCCGAACAGTTCGACCGTCGACCGGATCTGGCGGGACCACTTGCAGCGCAAACAATGGGAGGGGGTCTTGACCGCGCAACTGATCGCGTGCGCGACGGGCGGTGTGACGAAGTAGAGAAGAAAAGACAGGGCGATGGCGGGTCTGTTGGAGCATTCCCGTCATCGCCTTTCCACTGAAGCAGCCAGTGAATTAGCCAAGGCCCTGTCACCTACCGGTAGGCGGGCCGAATTCTAGCGTATTTCCAGATAAGGCAATCACAATGGCAAATCCCATCATTCCTTGGATCGGCGGCAAGCGCCGGTTGGCGGATCACCTAATTCCGCGTTTTCCGAAACACGAGTGCTACGTCGAGGTGTTCGCAGGCGGCGCTGCACTGTATTTCCTGCGTCCGCCGGCAGCGGTCGAGGTGATCAACGATATCAACGGCGATCTCATTAATTTGTACCGCGTCGTGCAGCATCACCTGGAGGAGTTCGTGCGCCAGTTTAAATGGGCACTCACCAGCCGACAGGTGTTCAAGTGGTTGCAGGACACCCCGCCCGAAACGCTCACCGATATTCAACGGGCTGCACGGTTCTATTACCTTCAGCAAAATTGCTTTGGCGCGAAGATCGAGAGCCAGAGCTTCGGGACGGCGACGACGTCGCCGCCTGGCCTCAATCTGCTGCGGTTGGAGGAAACGTTGTCAGCGGCGCATCTACGGCTCGCTGCGACGTTCATCGAGCGGCTCGACTGGAAGGCGTGCATCGACCGTTACGATCGCTCGCATACCCTGTTCTATCTTGATCCGCCGTATTGGGAAACGGAAGGGTACGGCGTGCCGTTTGAGTATGCGGAATACGTTGCGATGGCAGCACGCCTGCGGACCCTGAAGGGCAGGGCGATCGTCAGCCTCAACGACCATCCGGCTATCCGGATGGCATTCGATGGTTTTCATATCGAGACCGTCGACATCAAGTACACCGTTGGCGGTGGTGGTCGCGAGGCAGCCCGGAAGGAGGTGATTATCTTTAGCTGGGACGACGCGGCCGAACCGGCGGGTCTTTTCTGACGGCTCGCGGGGCATGAGGATCGCCTGAGCGATCTTCACCCTTCCCACGAGAGTGGATTTGTTATTCCTCTGAAGAAACTCCCGCGATACGCGGGAGGAGCATCTGGCTAAGAGACGGCGCCGCTGCAAAGGACGGCGAATCATATTAAGTTTCTTGCACGCCGCATAGCCTTGAGACTGAAACGCACAATTTCGCAAATCTCGCGTCGAGCTGACGGGGGCGGGCCAAAACCCCTTGGTGTTGTCCGCTCGGCCGCCCTCGACTCCCGGATGTCGATTAAGCGATAAACTGCAGGGAAACGGAAATAGCTGGACCAGCCCCAAGTTAGCTGGATTCGAATGCACCGAATTGGCTGGACTGCCCCGCTGGTCTCCGCCAGATCGTGCTTACGGATAGGTCCGTTGTGGAACGGGGCTGGGAATCCAGTCCAACCATGCGTTCACCAATCCGGGTAGACGAGAGCGATAATTATTTTTAGCACAGCGGCGGTGGTCCACATCTCGGTTCCTCCGTCGCTGGCTGGCCTTTCGGGGGGGCAATGTGGCGGTCTCTTTGGATCTAACGGAATGTATCGAGGCGCGACGCGCGACTGGAAAAGCGCA